GTAAGTTATTACCTTGTTTTTTTTCTGCCAAACCGTTTTGAACGAGTTGTTTAAACTCTTTCTCTTGGTTTCTTTGCATATCTTTTGACCGCTCGTTCTGGAGATTCTGATTTGCTCTTGAAACTGCAACATCTCCTTTCAATTTTGCGCTGGTGTCAAGTACCTGCTTACGCATATCATGCTCTGCCATCCTGACTTTATCTTTAATACCAGCCTGAACAAGCTGTCTTTCAAGTGTTTCAATCGTACCTTCTTTATCCTTAATCATTTCTTGAGCCTCCCCTAATTGTCTTTGCATCTGGGCAAGTAGGCTCTTGCGTTTAGCAATATCTTCCTTGCCTTTAATATCTGCCTCAGCCAGTACAGCAATATCATCTACAATACCAAGCTTTAACATCTCCATGAGCTCTTTTAAATAAGCCCATCTATTAATTGGCATGGTTGAGCCCGCTATTAGCCTTACATCAAACTTTGCAGTTTCATAGTCAAAGAATTTTCCTACCGCATCACCATATTTATTGTATTGAATAATATTAACCTCAACATCTTTTACGTCTTGATTGTTTGGTTCAACTATTCTAAAGACTTTATTAGACTTATAAGTTGCCTGAGCATAATCTCTGACAACCTCCCCTAGGTGTTGTAATGACGGCTCTACTGCGTTTTTCATCCATGTCTTAACTCTACGAGTTCCATATTCATCGTTAGCCAATAGTCCTTTAAATGTATCATGCTGTTGTTTAACATCACCCTGCATAGAAGAATAAATACCTGCAAGATATTCCATGTCTGTTTTGCCAAGCTCTACTATATTAGCAAATGCTGTAGATATTGGAGCTGGCTGTAATGTAGTTGGTGCTTCAAATCCCTGTCTAACAGGTAGCAGTGCCCCAGGAGCTGACGCATAACGCTCCCAATAATCCTCATCTATACTGCCTTCCTGATAAAGGTATCTCAAGGAGGAGCCTAATGATGCATTATGCACCATCAGTTGGTGAGCTTTATTAAGCTCTTGTTGTTTACCTACCAGAGGAGCAACGGCAGACATCGGGTAAGGTGTGCCTGTCCATTTATAGTGGATTGGTATAATTGGGTATTCAAGTCCTGGCAGCACTGCTTCATACATAAAGGTATCACCTATAACGCAAGTCAATTTAATTCTAGATTCATAGAATTTGACTGCATCAATAAGCATATTTTTTAGTTCACCTTTCATAAGTACTTTAAATTCTTTTTCGGAAACTATATTATTTTCTACACGACTAACTGCTTCCATAGCCTGTGAAATTTTTTGTTCCCTGATCTGGACAATTTGTTGCTGCAATTGTTTCTCCAGTTTTTCAATTTCTAGCGTAAATCTTTCTTCTATAATCTCTCCAGCCTCTAATTGGGCATTTAACTGTACAATAGATTCTTGAGCTTTAACATGCATTTCTTTTTCTATTGCTTCCATCTCAATATCAACTTGCGCTCTAATCTCACTAATCTCTTCTGGCGATGGCTCAATTCTATAAAATACATTCATATATGGTAGTTTAACTTTCTCATATAACTCATAGTAATCAAGCTTGCGGTCTTCATCTCCAAAGTAATCATATGATTCATCTTCTATTTCTTTATATTGAAAATCACTACCCTCTGCTTTTTGACTATAACTAAAATTACCTGTATCAGCCGCGTTTGCTTTTTTAATCTTATTTGCATATTCTGGCAATACTTTCTCAAGATGTGATTGAGGCATCACCTTGTGTACCATGATATAAGCAGCATCACGATAAAATATGTCCCTACTCTTTGGGTCGATAAATATATCAAAAGGCTCTATTGTATCTACCATAACTTCGCCTAGGCCGTGATCTGCATGTGCATCCACATAAACCTTGAAATATCCAACACTCTTAGTAATTCCGTCATTAATAACTTGACTGAATTTGCTTTGTCCATCACTTTCATACCATATATAATCAGCAATATCAGCATGTACATTAGCTACATCAACATCTGAGCCCTCAGTTCCAATAGCTTGCCAGCGTGGCTGATTAGCAGTAACATAAAAGTTCAACATCTCTACAATCGGGATAATACGGTTTATCGTAAATGTTGGCATACCCTGTCTTTCCAGGGTTTCATGCTCATCCTGGGTTAATTGATTGTCTAAATAGAAATTATGGCCCTGCTGATTAACACTTTCCCAGCGCTGGCGACTTACACCGTTTAGATTAATAAATAAATCGCGAACTCTGTCTGCTTTTGTTTTTGATGTCTTTCTTGCCATTATTGTCTCCTTAAGCTAATACCCAGCTTTTTGGGTTGTCTAGAGCTTTTTTAATCCAATCTCCTGATTGGTTTTCTGTGCCACTTGGTGGATGAGAATATTTGACTGCATAGGCGAGCGCATCTATCGTATCGTCGTGAGCCATTCTTTTGCCAAAAGTGAGGATTTCGTGCTGGAGGTCGTAGTGGGAGTCGCGGATCCTCACCGCACCAATAGACATTCTTTGAGCTAAAACTTCCTGTATTCTGTCTAACTTACTTTGCTTGGTTCCTGGTTTTTCTTCTTTGAACCTTAAGCTAAAGTCATTCTTTCTTCTCATCTCACTCCTGAGTGCCTGAAATATCGGTTTGGACATGCTTGTGTCCTCAACCGTAAATAATATCGGATTATACTTAGCGTTAAGTTCAAACATATAATCCACTATGCCTTTCTTGTCTTCACCTGGTATTCCAAGAACTGGCAAAGATCTACGCCTTATATAGTCTAAAACATAGACGTTTGCGTTAATATCACAAGCAATTACCATAATAACACTATAATCGCTATCTCTTCTTTCTGAGTCTGTAGCTGGATCCACGCCTGCAAATATACTAACTGGAATTTTTTCACCATCGTTATAGATATACCCCATCATCTCATTATCGTCAAACTTATAGAACCCCTCCCAGTATTTGACGTGTCTCATATTGAAAATAGAGTCCTCAGCAGATTGAACCTCCATCATATATTCCTGGTAGAACTTATGAGGCTTGCCTGAGTCTACATAGAATTTCTTCTTTTCTGTTAGTTTGGTAAGTGGAAACCAGCTATGCCAGAGCGCGTTTCCATCTTCATGTATTGCTCTATATAGCATTACTTTCCAAGAAAAGTCCTTATTTTCGCTCTGAGCTTTTTCATAGTTAACAATGAGATTATTGATAAAAGAATCATAATGGACAGGTGTACCGTTAATGCGAAGACGACCGTCGTGAGGCTCCAAAGCGGGAGCAACAACAGCAGTAACCATGTTCGCGTTTTTTGACCTAGACTCTGAAGTAAGTGTGTTATTCTCATCTTCGAAGTCATCAAGTACCACGAGATCGTATCTTTTGTGGAGTTTAGCTCCGCCACGAATACCCGATATATTCGACTTAGATATGAGCTTACACCCATTTTTGAGCTCTATATCTTGTTCTGTCCATTTTCTTCCTTTCGTATTACCAAAGTAATATTTTATTTTTTCATTATATTCTAAATGAGTTTTAACATAATCCATATTCCCAACTGCCAGTTTCTGCGTGGCTGATACCCACCCGTAAAATAGTGGCTCTTCTGCAAAGCAAAATGAGCGTATAATATCAGCTTTCGTTAAGACAGTCTTGCCATGTCCTCTTGGCATAATAATTGCAAGATTGCGATATTTATGTAGTTCTCCATCCATATCATCTATTGCATCTACAATTTGATAATGGAACCAGGGAGTCTCAGATCTGCCAAAGTCATCTGGTAAAAACAACTTCCCAAAAGAGATTATATCGTTTTTTGCTGTTTCTAAAAGTTCTTCTGCTTTGGAGACGTTTTGAGAGTTGATGTTCAAATCGACTCATCTCCAATACTCTGATGTTCTGGCAGCTCTGGCCTTTTAGCATCTTCTAGGCGTTTCTGATCAAAGCCTTGAAAGATTCCTGTGATCTCCGTCACTTTTCTCTTTTCTATAACTCCCCAGGCATCCCATAGCATCTTTAGCGCGTTCAGGCGATCACTTCCATTCTTGCTATTATCGCACTCATCTTTAGCTTGTTGTATTAAATAATCTAAATCAACGCCTATTTTAGAAAATGTGTCTTTTAAGTTTTGATTCATAAGTTTATCCACCCTCTTTGTTTTCATCAGCAAGGCAGCGCGCCTGTTTGCATAGCGTTTGCTTTTCGCGTCGTACACCGCAAGATAAGCCTCTACGGGCTTTTCCCCTTTTGCAATCCTCTGTGCAAACAGTATTTCACGCTGCGTTAAGTTTTTACGGTTTTTTACTATGGTGTTGCCATGGAGCCCGTTTATTGTTGTACGACTCTCCCTGTCGGCTGTATCCATAGTCCCGCTTGTTGGGTAGGTTCCGATACACGTTTGGACAGCATCAGTCTTCCCAATCTTCTTTGTATCTAAAATCTGAATATAAGCATCATCATCCGCACGAACCCAGTCACCGACGCGAGATTTTTTCCAGTCAGGATTTATCACTATTTTATTTGGCAGTTCAGACTTTAAGTCATAGACCTTATGCTCTTTTCCTTTTATCGTGTAGGTTCTCATCAAATATCTACCAACTTTAAGGGGTATAAAATTTATGATAATATTCGCTACGCTTTCTCCATGTTTCCTCATCTGACAGATTCGCATCAACAATAGAACTACCTGAAATATTAAAAGGTTTAGCTTTATTCTTTAACCAATCATATGCATAGTCAGTTAATTCAATATTTGTTCCTGTAATATTTTGCTGGTTATACTTTTTTTTAAGCCTCTCGCTTACAGGCGCTGTCTGTATAAAATCTGGTGCTAAAAATTGCCCTATATTTGCCAAGGCCTTTGGGATACGTCTTTGATTTTTAGCCCAGGTTGCAGGATCAACATCCTTGCCCTTCTTTAAGTCCCAGGGTTCTACAATCATATACTCATACGATCCATCTCCAATATTTCTACGCCTCATAGTAGAAGTGCTCCCTAGTTTGTCATATAATTCAGCATACAAAGGATTCACCCTCCCCGCAGAACCTCCCTGTCCCTTGCCTCGAAATGTTTTAGGAGTTGTTGCGTTTACAACTTTATCTGCTCTATATTGCAAATATTCCCAACCTTCTTCCCCATGAAATTCTGGATTGGTAGATTTTGTCCACTTATCATTTCCGTGTGTCTGATGAAATTTATCTATATAAGCATCAATCAACTCTTGATTATCAGACAAAGACACATCCTCTCCAGAACCAGATAAATAATGTAATCCAAGACTCATATTATGTTTAGTTTGCAGGCTGGGTATAAATTTCTGCAAGGGCTCCAAGGCTAAATCTCCTATAGAAAAAAGTCCCTGATAATAGGTATCCTTTGCTGCTTTAGCAGCTGATTGCCAAAGATTAACTTTCTGGCCACCATCTTGAACCATCAGTTGATCGTCTTCTAAAAAAGAGTCTACTAACTGATTCTCTATTCCGTTAGACACTTATCTAAGACCTTTAACTGGCTTTCTTATTTTTCTACGACGTTTATTAGAGCGCTTTCTTTCCAGCGTTGTATCTGGCTCATAAGTCTGATTTATAAAACTTGGCTCTGCAGTTAATAGGGTTGTTATTAGAATTGCTTCTATAATCAATTGCTATGGTATGCCCCCTGGGGGAGGCTACCCCTCCCTAGTATCCTATGTCTGGTAGTTTCCCACCGTTTATATTCCTTGCAATATTATATCCTTTTCCCATCATACTACCTTTAGTCCCTGGTACTCTTGGTAAGCCTGTTGGTGCTGCAAGTGGACTACCCATAGGCTTTGCTCCCCTTCTGGCCTCAGCGGCTGCCCGCATACCCTCTGGTGTGTATGGATACTTCTTTCCGTTTACTAGTGGCATGATTGTCTCCTTTAATTGATGGTTAAACTTAAGGATAGTTTCAAAAGGTGCAAAACCTTAAAAATTGGGGGATTTGATTGCGTGATCAATAACCTAAAGGGGGGCCGTCGTCGAGGGTTTTTCGCTTTTCCGATTACGTTATCTTTCATTTTTTTCTGCACGTATGCACCGACGAGAACCCATGGCTACCATCGGTGTCCGACGAGAACATGGCGACGTAAAGAAGGGGGCGACAACAACAAAGCCTGTAAGATTTCAACTATAACTGCTTGGCCATACAGTTATCTTTTATTATAGGGTGATTCGTTTAGTCATGTGATAGTCAATCGGGTATCGGCTACCCGTGTACCATCCTATGTATTATCCTATACAGTATCTGCAAGATTGAGCCACCGAAGTTTGAGGCGATCCTCGTCGCTATACTGCTATGCATCTAATCCAAGCATAGACAGGAACAACCTAAAACGGGTACAATCTTAGTACTGATCTATTACAATATCTGTATGTTTGAGGCAATATTGGGGCATCCTACAAATTATTTTCATATCGAGGATTGATACTATTTATATTATTTATGTAGATTATATGGTTTATATAGTTATATATTTGAATAGTTGATTAATGCATTGCTTTTTTACATAACCTGAATAATCATAACAGGTACAACATCTGAAGGTAAGATGGCGAGTACATCGACGAGAAGGGCATACAATAGAATTGACCTTTCTTCTTCGAGAGAATGGAAGCCTACAGATGCCGATACTGAAATAAGATGGCCTAGGGTCGAGAGCCATCATCGGATAAAGGTTAGAGAATAGGACGAGTTAAAGGATGAGAAGAGAGGGCAAGTCAGTAGTTGACGAGTTCACCATACAATAGAATTGAGTGGACGCTATCAACGAGACAACGCTTAAAGTAATCTACCAACGTACAGGATAGAGTTTCCTACGCATACCAACTGACTCGAAGATAACAAGTTTATCGTAGCCTATATCGATGGGTGGCATTGGACTAATTGAGGACTCGGACTCCTCGCCATCGACAAGAAATAAAATCAATAATAAAAAGAAAGGAAAGAGATGAAATATGTATCTAATTCAAATGCTGAAATATTAGCAGAGATGGTGGTAAGTGGAAAGACAAGAGCAGAAATTAAAAAAGAAGACCTCCGACGAGCAAATGAATCCAAAGTTTACCTTGCTAACGACAAGTGGAACGAGTTAGGCAATAAATGGGGTGCTACAGTATCGGGGAGGACTAAATAATGAGTAATATCTGCTATACTACAGACAAAACAGGATTGAACGACGAGGAAAGGAAGGGGTATGAACGTAATACTCTCTATCGTCGTGAAACTACAACAGATGACGAGGTTAACAGGACTAACACCTCGTCTTATCAAGATAATATCAATAATCAGAGGAGGAAATAGAGATGAGTTGGGATTTATATGTAAGAGATGATGAGGGAGTTGTTCAAGTCGATAAACACGAAGAAGGTGGTACTTTTGTTCTTGGTGGCTCTAAAGATGCAGAACTTAATATAACCTACAATTACAGTAATATATTTGCCTTCAGAACTCTGAACGGCAAAACCTGTGAAGATTGTATCGAGTGGCTTGAAAGTCTTATCAAAATACTTGGAACTGATAGGGACGAGGACTACTGGGAATCTACCGAAGGGAATGTTGGCTATTGTCTGTCGGTAATACTCTCTTGGTGTCAACAACATCCAAAAGCATACATAACAATTTATTAAGGAGAAATAAGATGATAATAAATAATCCACAATACAAGCCGTTTACCGACGAGGATATGATAGTTTATACGGGTGCTTACAGCACAAATCCTGTAAAAACCCCACCTGTTACTAACTACGATATGCTGAAGGAATATTCCGAAGAACCTAATAAACTGATGGAGTTATT